TTAATATAATTGCATACCATCCCTCTCATGCTGTAATTAAGCTTAAAGCTCAGTCCCGAATCAGGATTATTCAAAAACTGCCGGTCGAGAGGGATTTGCTTATGCCTGATTATACCTCTCCTCATCGCTTCCGCATTGCTTTTGCTGTAAACATCGTAATCTCCGTTTATATCCTGCATATGTATATGACTGATAATACGGGAACAGTCATGACAAACTCCCGAGCCAAGAATATTATTATTGTTGACAACATGGTTGATCGACGGATTTCTCTGCGTTATCCTGACATTATTAGTTCCCTCTATATAAGGATAAAGTCCGGTTTTTCTGAAACCGAAATTGCAGACCGCGTCCCATACGGTCGCTCCGTCCTTGACGTAAATATAATTTTCGTTTTCACTGTCCTCACATGTAACGTAAGGAATATCGGGATATGTCCCTATAATTTTGGAAAGATTCACGTCCGTTATCATACCCGGCTCCGGCTGATTCTGACACAGCAAAGAAGTAAAGCTTTTGGACTTAACCGTTATTATATTCCTGTTGCCCTCCCGGCATATATCTATACTATCGGCAAGACCTCTGTGCATCATTTTGCCGTATATCCAGAATTCTATCCTGAGAATGTCTGACGCGGGAGCGGTTACAGAGCTTATAAATTTTCCTTCAAACCATACATAAGGCGTATAAAGCTCCTTAACATATCTAAAATAAAAGCATATGCTTTCAATTACGCAGTTACCTGCCTCGTCATACATTCTTACCGTATACTGAGAATCCATATTTCAGCTCCCCTCCGCCGCCTGCTCTATATAGCTGTCGCAGCATAATACGATCTCGCATTTGATAAGCTCCGAATTAACGTCCGTCACAACTGAAAACGTCTTGAGCCTTGCAGCGTTATAAAATATACCGTCAGCGGTAAGAAAATATCTTATATTGTTGCTCATTTGCTGATTTAATTTAACTCCGGGAATAGGACATTCCGACTTCAATACAATTCCTTTAAGCTTTAAATATGCGGGAAACGAGCCGTTATCGGTAAAATATATACTGTTTTCAGAACGATTCCGAAAGCTGTAACGGCGGTCACGGGACAGTTCGTAAGAAGAAATATATAATCTTACGTCTCCCAGCTCTGCAACGCGGTATTTTTCTATGTCAAGACTGTGATTCATAAACGACCTCCGTTTTTCCGAGTAATTCGACTCTGCATTCAAGAATAAGCCGCTTGAGTCCGTTATCCTGCACCGGAGCCGATATTTTTGCGGAATTTATAACATATCCGCTGGAGGTAAGCTTATCCAATATCTGAACGTCGAGTATTTCATAAAGGCTCATAGGGGAAGTATAAGGCCTGCCGAGTATTTTAACGTCAAGTAAATATCTTTCCCTGAAAAACTTATCGTTTTCCCCGACAAAAACGTTTTCAAGATATATTTCCGCAACGGACGCCACAGCGTATATATCGCCGTGCTCCATTACGGGAATTTTTTCATATTCGCTGTAAACGTCGGTGCCGCCGCTTTTTACAATCTGATAAATTCCGTTTACCATATGC